ATATTGCTGGAAATTTTTTACCATCCTTTCCAACGATTTGACCTGCCACTGCTTTTTCTATAAATTCTTTTTGATTATCTCTCTTAAAAAAATCTCCAGGCGTCATAGAACCCTCAGTCAATAATGACTGAACTTTTTCTTGTAGGTCTACTTTTTGAGTGCGAGGAGGTCTTAACTGACTCATAGAACGTCTTAGTGACATCAATTTCTCCATTTAAATATAATTTATGTATCTATTTATCATACTTTTAATTTAGAGAACTTGTCGTATAGGTCTTTTTCCTCGTTATTACCAAACCCCTGTCCATTGTCGGCAACAGGCGAGTCACTTATTACAGTTTGACCATGATTTACAAGACCATCTTGTGCGTTAAGTTCCACATCAAAGAGTTTCATTTTAGCTCTATCTATTCCAATGATGAATCTCTTATTCATGGTAGGGTCATTATACCTGTTTTTCAACTGTTTAACGCAAATCTGATTGAGTCCTTCTAGTTCTTCTGTAGATATCAATGCAAACATCAAGTCAGCAGTTGCTGGTAGTCCAAAACTTTCAGCAGTATCTTCTAGTCCAACATCAGTATTTGAGAATCCACTTCTAGTTGTCTGAGTTGCAGACATAATAGGTACATTCGTTTCTACTGCAAGTCCTCTGAGTTCCTCTGCAATCGATTTAATAATCGTATAAGAGTTCATATTATTTCCAGCTTTAAATCTACTTGATGCACAAATGTTTAGATAATCAATAAAGATAATATCTGGTTTGAAAGATTTCTTGATTGCAAGTTCTTTTAATAGTCCTCTAAAATGTCCACTATGTGCCGATGCAGTTGGATACTCTTTTATAATCAGTTTACCTTTTGCTTTCTTTTGTAATTTTGTAATCTTATCATCAAACATTTTCTTAGGTAAGTCATGTAAATCTGGGATACTAATATTCATCATGTTAGCATCTATTCTCTCAGCAATTCTTTCCTCTGCCATTTCTAAAGTAATGTATAAAACATTCTTTCCTTGTGATAAACAATTTGCAGATTGATGACACATGAATAATGATTTACCAACACCTGTACCAGCAAGTGCAATATTCAAAGTCTTTGGTGGAAGTCCACCTTTAGTAATCTTGTTAAAGAATTCTAAATCAAAAGGAATCCTTTCTTCTTTGTGATGATAGTAATCAAATCTAGCTTCTGAATCTTCCAGATAATCATGACCCACAGAGTTATCAAATGAAACTGCAAGAGCCTCAGTTAGAATGTGGGGAATTGATTCTGGTGTTTTGTCTTTAGACTTACCATCTATAATACCAACACCTTCTACGATTGCATTGTAGATTGCTTTATCTTTTACAAATTTTTCTGTGGTATCTACTAACCAATCAAAATCTATCTGCTCTGGATTAAGACTTTTAATTATCTCAACAATCTTTTTATGTTCAGTATCGTTTAAATCTTTTCTTGTGCTGACTTCAATTTCTAAAGATGTTTGTGTTGGTTTCTTATTATACTTATCTACAAACTTTAAAATTTCGTCAAAGATGATTCTTTCTTCTTTAACATCAAAGTACTCTGGTTTTATAAATGGTAAAACCTTTCTTAAATAGTCTTCATTGTTTAAAAGATTAGTTAGTGTTGTTCTCTCTATTGTCTGGTTCTGCATATTGCTCCTCAATTATATCTACCAAAATATCACCTATAAGATTCATAAAATCGTCTTTAAAGTCTTCTTTTGGTACTGCATTATTATCTATAATATCAAATTTAAATTTAAATGGCATACTGCCATCTTTTGTTTCCTCACCTAGTGAAACATCTCCATACTTATAAACTACACCAGCAAACTTACCACCCTTGATACCAATACAAGTTTGGTCTTCTGTTTTACTTTCAACATAAACGTATGATTCTTTAATATTATGCATAATGTAAATAAGTTTGCATGATATACTTAGGTTCGTTTATTGGTTTTGTTCCAGCATGTAGCCAAGGCCACATTGGTGGGAACATTAACATACTACCTTTCTTACAGTTAGCATGTGTACTCAATTGTGGAAATGAAGTTTTACCTTCTTCATTATCTGAAAGATATATAAAGAAAACTAAAAACCTTGTTGATGTTGGTTTTGAATTTACATCTACATGTGGTCTAAATTCATCATGGTTATTTGGTAAGTATCTTTTAATACGAATAGGCTCCCAAGTGTATTTAGTTGGCATCTGTTGTGGTGAAACACCTGTGTCTGTTAAATATGTTGTAAAACTATTTGTAAAGACTTCTGTAAACATTTCCATTTCTGGTTTCCAAATCTCAGGTTCTTTTGCCATTCTTATTTGTGTAAAAACCATTCCTCTGTCATCAAATGATTCGTGTTGGTTTTCAAACTGTTTAAACTTATTAACAACACCATCACATATTTTAGTGTCAATTACATTGTCATATATTTTAATTAAATCATTCATAATTTATTCTTATTTTTAATTCTGCAACCATTATAACAGATGAAAGTATCTTTTGTCAAGTCTTTATTGTCCAATCTATTGCTATTCTTTTTTTGTCTGTAATTATATCTTGAGCTCTATGTGGCACTCTTGGGTCGAATATTATGAAGTCGCCTGGTTCTGGTGAATGTAAAACTCCACCATGTTCAAATCCACCACCATAAGATTTTTTCCAATCTGAATTTAATATTCCCAATACTTTAATGATTGGTGTGTCTTGTAGTTCATCTTTCTGATGGTCTGTATGCACATTATCTTCTCTATGTTCATCTTTCATAGAGATACCACAAAACAAAAGGTCTAGGGGAACATTCACATTTTGTTTTTTTGCAGTTTCATGTATCATCATTAACAAACTCATAGACACACCAGCCAAATATTCATCATGTATTGTGTCACCTTGTATGACATCTATCTTTGCATGTTTATCTTCAAAGGGTTTACCCATAGGATAATTAAAATTCCATTTAGTAGATTTCGTAACTTGATGTTTAAAGAAATCTAAAAATAATTTTGAACAACAACCTTTAACTATCGTTGCCATACTTAAACTCTTTTGTTGCAGCTTCTTCTAATTGTTTCATTATATCTTCTGTAAAATATTTCTCTGGGTCATTATTAATTGTTTTTGCATATTGTTTAGTACCATCTGGTAATTCAATACGAGTTGATACTTGTTTGAATACTTCATGTTTTAATGCTAAGTCAAGTAATCCATAATACCTATCAAGTCCTTTATCATAAGTTAACAAAACATCAACCATTTTATTTTCCACAGTCAATCTTGATTTATGATTCTTACAATGAATTATATTACCAACAACTTCTGTACCATCTTTAAATTTTTTCTTTGAAAGATATATAATACTTGAAGCAGCATACTTCAATCCACTACCACCACCCATTTCTTTTTGTGGGAACATAGAACCTATAACATCATAAGTATGATTTGTTACAACCATTGGTACTTTTGCTTTACCAAGTTTTAAAGTTAAAACTCTAAATGTAGCTTTCAGTATTTGTGACCTTGACATATCTCTAGTTTCTTTTCCAGCATCTGTATCTTCCACTTCTTTAGTAGTTGATAACATACCAAGTGAATCTAAACATATAAAGAGTGGTCTTCTGACATCTACATCTTGTTGCATGTATCTTTCTAATACTTTTAATGATTGGTGTCTAAACTCTTGTACAGTTGTTACAGGAAGTATTACCATTCTATCTGCATCTATTCCTCTATCAACAACCATCTGTTTTGTGATTGCACTTTCTGATTCAAAGAATACAACACCAGAGTTTGGATTTTGGTCTAGGAAGTTTTTAACCATTCCCATAAGAAAGAAAGTTTTTCCTGTAGAACTTTCTCCAGCTAATGCTGTAATTTTGTTTTGTGGAAGTCCACCGTAAAGTGAACCAGAAAGTAAAGCATTAAATACATGAGAACCTGTATCTATAAAGTTTTCTACATCTCCTGCTTCTATACCTTCAGAAACTATTCCAGCATATTCATTTCCTGTATCTTTAATTATATCTTTCAAAAAGTCACTCATTATTATCTCCTGTTCTATCTTGTTTTAAATTTAAATTATCAAACATATCTGTGGTTGGTTGTGAATCACAGAATGGTAGGGGATTTTCTTTTTTCTTTTTTTTGAAAATCCTATCCCAATTATCTTCGAATACTTTTTTATCAACCTTTCTCGGTCTTTGTTTATCGCCTTTACCTGCCATTAAAAAAACTCCTCTAGTGTTCCTTGTGTTCCATAACTGTCATCAATCTGCCACTTTATAATCCTAGTAATAAATTTCAATGGTTCTACAAATGACTTTTCAAATTGCATATCATAATCTACCATGTCATGTAAGTTTAGTTCCTCTGGTAACTTAGTCATAAACGATATAGAAGTTGATTGATACATATTTGGTATCTTCATATGTAAAAATTTAATCTTATCCCCTTCTTGTATGTAAGGATATTTTCCTTGTAATTTCTTTTCTCTTAAAAGGTGATTATATAGTATTGCACCCTTACAATGTATTGGAGCACCTTTCTTAAATAGATTGTGTGATTCAGTCCATTTAGTTAACCCATTTACTGAACGAGGATAAGCAACCAGTTCTGGTTTTAATGTCATAAACTCTGTTCTAAAATCTTGTATAAAAGTATTTAATACTTTATCATCTTCGTTCATGATAATAGTTAATGCTTCTTTAATCTTTTCACGACACGCAGCTGGTGTAGATGACTTAACTGCTTCAACACCCATGATTTTTAATTTAGGTTCTTTATAACGAACACCTTCAACATCATGTGCATTTAAAATATATCTTTTCTTTGCAACCCAAATACCTTTATCTGCAATTACTTCTCTTTTCATTTGCATCTTTTGTTCATATGCATTTACATAGTCAGCGAGGTCTTGATAACTTTTATCAATAAAAGGTTCAATCTTCTCTTTAGCAACTCTGTCCAAAAACTCCACGATTTTCTTTTTATCTGTGTCTGGTACGAAGACTTTACTAACCAACTTATCAAATGTGATATACACCGAATCCGTATCACTCGCAATGATGTAGTCTTCGTCTTTGGTATCAAGTATTTTATTAAGATACTGATTAAGAGTGTGCTCAATATGACGAATAGCAAGTTGCCCACTTGTAGTAATCGCCTCGGCAACCAAAATATTGTAATACCTAAACCACACATTGCCGATAGCACCATATGCACTATTGAGAGAAATCTTTTTAGCCATCTGGATATTATTGAACTTAGATATATCCCTAAGTAATTTTGGGTCTTTTGTTTTTTCATAATCTTTTTGTGCCTCAAGCATTAATTGTTTGAACTTAACTCTATCATCATACATCTTTTGCATGAGTTCTGGTAAAAAACCTTTTTGTGTTGTTTTAAACAAAGCACCATTTGGTGTCATTGTTGCATCTTTTAATACTGAAGTATCTACTTCTCTATTTAACATCTT